AACGTGAAGTTCGTCTTGAGTTGACAAACCTTGGCTTGTCATGTAAGTGGAAATTCCTGGAGCCTTATCTACCGCATTGTAATATTCCCATAGACGAGTAACACCAGTAGCCGTATTACTTGTTGCAGTAATTTTAACAGTACCACTCAGAGCAATTTTAGTATCAACGTTAACTGTCATCAATGACTGGTAAGTGTTCGATGTGACGTTAATAGTTGCGTTAGCAGCTGCTTCCACGGCAGCAGAAGGGGAGCTTTTTGCAGTAACTTTAACAAACTGGAATCCAACGGTTGAGTTACCAATCTTTAGGTAATCACCGACTGAAATCTGGTTCATAACACCATTTGCTGCACCATTAGCGTCACCAGTAGCAGAACCACCACCGATAATTGAAATTTGGTTTGCACCTGGAGTAAAGATAAAAGCAACACCAGTAGTGCTACTTGGTGCAGCAAGATTTGAGCTGTATGCGTTTGCGCTGTCACAAACTGAAATCTTCAGAGAGTTACCAAGAGTTCCTGGGAATTTTGCAATATATGTTGCGTTTGCATATGTTGCAGCAGTCGGTTGCATGTAATCGCGCCAATCGTCATAGTTGTCGACTTGGAATGCTGTAATTACAGCAGTATTTGTAACAGCGTTTAGAGTTGTTGCATCATATGCACGAACAACATAAAGTGCATTGCCGTAAGCCAAGAAATTGGCTGCTGTGAAGAAAGTTTCGAAGTTGGTGGCACTTGGCTTACCAAACTTCTGTACTAGTGTGTTTTCGGAATCGATTAGTGTTCTTTGAAATCCAGGTCCCCATTGAAACACACCAGCGACAGCGCCGATTGATGTTGAAACTGCTGGGATAACCGTGGTTGCATCAAATTCACTAACATTAATTCCTGGACTTACTTGAATTGCCATGCTCATGCTCCTTTTAGGTTGAAAGGCGATTTTTTATCTCTATTATTTATAAAACTACCAATTTGGAGGAAGAAGATCATCACCCATAGGTCTGTGATCATCAGGATCATACCACTTCGGATGGATATCTAAACTGTCAAATTCGCTAGGAGAAACTGTTTCTTGCTCATATACGCTATTGACATCAAAATATCCAAAAGGTGCGATAGAATCTTCAATAATCTCCCTATTTTCAGCCCACAAATCAGCGCGAACATCAGTATCAGTTTTGTTTCTGAAATACTGCTGATGCGCCAACCAAGCAAAAAGAACGCAACACATAACGATATCGTCATGTTCACCATCTTCTGCTGCATACGAAGCCTTATTTTCTATAAACCGAAACAATTCATAGATCAAATCGTAATCATTAAACAACAACTTATCTTGTTCGATAAGGGTTTTCAGGTTTGCGCAACCAATGCGTTTCACCTGTTTTGTTGTTTTGACACCACGAGTAGGCTTCACTTTATATCCACCGCCAACTTTAATTCCTGCTCTACCTCTAGTTTGAGTCAACAAGACTCCATCATATTCTAAGTCGTAGAACAAAATATCAGCGATTTGCTGTCCATTATCATTTACTTCAACCAATACCATTGCATCATTATAGTATTTCCCTGCTCGCCAAATAATATTTGGATAAAGCAGAGGAGAAATTTCGTTATCACGATATTTAGCTACAAATTTATATGGTACCTGTGTAACATCAAACACCACAAAAACTGAGTAGTCTATTCCTACACCCCGAGAGGTATCTACCGTAATAACATATTTATGATTTTCAATTGGTTCAGAATAAATATCCATATTCTCATGACTTTGCAGTGGTCTTTTCCAAACCAGCTGTTTTAGCTTTTTTGCATCTATAAGAGTATTACTTGAACCAAGGAATTCGCACTCAAACTCTTGCTCGAACTGTCGTTCGGAGGTGTTTGAGATTGTTTCTTTTTTCCATTCTTCATCGCGTCCTGGGATTTGTGACCAGTGAACGCTGACTCGTTTGTATGTGTTGCGACCTTCCTCAGAGTCTGCCCAAATCTTATAGAACATATTCATGCCATTGGGCGTAGAGGTGATCAACACCTTTGATGTTTTACCTGATGAAATGGTAGGATAAACTGAGTTGAAGAATTGTTCTTGTAGATTTCCAGGGACGAATGCAAATTCATCCAGATAAACTAGATTCTGAGAAGTACCACGGATAGCTGAGCTTGATGTGGCGGAAGCAAGGATTTTAGATCCATTTTCTAATTCAATGTCGCCCTTGTTCCAAGTTACGATACCTTGCTGAAGCCATTTTGGTAGATGTTCATACATACCCTGAATACGACCAAGAATTTCTTTAGCCTGTCTGTCTTTGTTGGCTAGAATAGCAACAGAGAAGTTCTCGTGAAACAGAACATACCAGAGAAGCAGCGCAGCAACCGTTTGTGTCTTACCAACCTGACGAGGCATTTTGCAGATGACGAATCTATCGTCGACCATCTTTTCGATCATCTCTTCCTGAAATGGCCAGAGATTAAACGGAATCAGACCTTGATCGACGTTAACGATCTTACAATATGTTCTGATAAAGTAAATTGGCTCTTGAGCGCATTTGATATAATCTTGAATAATCGTTTCGGTCCATGGAACTTTTACATCAACAGGCTTTAACTTTCTATTACCAAGATACGTGGTATTGTCAGTCGTCTTCATTCTTGACCTTTAATTATTTTCAATAAATCATTTGTCGAAATAACAAGATTGTTATTGATGGTTTGTTTTTCTTGTGGTTTTTCGATCAGACTTTTTTTCTTCTGGTGAATATCAATCAGATCCTTGCTGGTATCACGAATTGTATCGACGAGCTTGGCCACAACTTCAAATGCTCTTGGGTGTTGAGATCCTTTAGCAATTAGACATAAATCTTCAAGTGCACCTTGGCTTGTTTCAAGAGCAGTAAGAATAGCATCGCGAGCAACATCAAAGTCACCTTCGGCTTGTTCCCATTGAGTTTCCGGCTCATTTACTTCAACAAGATCACTTTTTTGCTTGACTTCTATAGGCATCGGAGGTAAGTTAAGTAACTGTCCGATTTTATCTTCCTTTTTATCCATTATTAAAATCCTCAGTAAAATCAATTATGAATCCATAATCGTCAGTAGCTTTAATTTGTGATGCAGGAATAGAAGCTGCAGAGTTGGATGTTGGTTGGCCATTCGCAGTCAGTCCTGGTATAGTGTCAGTAATTCCTATTGGGCTTCCTGTTCCCACACCTTGAGCAGCTGTGTTTGTGTTTGGCATATATGTATTAACAATAACTTCTCTGATTAGACTTTGACGACGAACTGGACCATAGAGTTGACCTTTAAGAACAAAAGTCATTTCCCAAATCACCCACTCTTTGTCTTCAAAATTGCTGGCATAAGTGTCAACTGTGCTTACGTTTTTGATGATGATAGGAACGTCAATATTTACATCCATCTCGGGAACAAGTGCCAAGGTTTCAGTCCACTGTGGTGTAAAGTATGGAATTATCTGTTCAACAATACGAACAGCATCTTCTGTATTTCTTGATATGATTGACAGGGTGATATCAAAATTATAAGCCACAGGATTATATTGAGTAGAAAGAACATTATTGTTTGCTGCCAATGAAGGAATTCTGCCGATACTGTTCAGTTTTCTATCGGCATCATAGCTTACGTTTGTAATCTCAAAGGACATTCTCGGAAACACCATTGAAACTTCGCGCAACAGATCAGGGTTTTGTTGGTAGCGAGTAAGGTATCTTTCCTTTGGTCCATACTGCAAAGGAACCTTGATTGTTTTTTGTGTGACTCCACTAGCATCTACACGGTCAATGTAAATGTCATTGAACAGTGATCCAAATAAAATCACATATTTGCGAATAAGACCGTGGTAGAAGTGCGAGCCTAACATTAGATAATTTCTCCAAAAGGATTCTTCTTAGAGAAGTCAATAAACGTGCGCCCTTGAGCACTGAACAGACTGTTCTGAGTTGAGGCATCAATCGTATCAGTATTAAACTGACCTTCTGTTAACCCAGAGCCATCCTCAGCAAGGAAAGGATTACCATCTTGATCTACCATAAAGAAGTCATCAGCAGCTGTGGTAAATTTGCTGCCGATATTGTCAATATCAGAAACACCAGTAGCCAAAGTTTCGTTGCTGAAGTTAACACGCTCAGCCTTAATATCGTAATATGTAAGTTGGCCAGTTTGGTAGAAGTTAGATTCGTGCTCAACAAACTTGACCTCGAAAAGAGCATGTGTCATAGGCAGATAGATGAAGTCGCCTTCGAGTGGACGAATAAGAGTTGGCTGGAACGTTGTGAATTCTTCATCCCAACGATTGCGCATCATGCTGAATGTAATTTGGTCAGCCATGCTGATACCAAACTTCTGCATTAGATCGCCTTCGCCCTGCCAGCCAGTAAAGGTTTTGATGTAAACTTCGATTGGAGTTGCCTGATTGAATTCAGACAGAGTGTCTTCGTTCCAAAGTCTGTCGATATTCACATGCGAGCGAGGCATGTAGTATACATCGATACCATAACGCTGAATCATCTCCGTGCCTAGATCGACAAGAAGTTGTTGTTCGCCATAGTTAGTATAGTTATCAAAAAATGTTGAGACAGCCATGGGTTATCCCATCATCATTGAGACAGGGTAAGTAAATCCTGAAGTCATCGTTGCTTCCATTTTTTCGATTTCTCTTGTTGCGTCATCATAAATTTTTTCAGCATTAAACCTTGCGCCACCAGGAAGAGCAATATCTTGGAATTTGGTGAGGTTAGTCCCCCACTGTTGTTTGATAAGTGCAGTTGCATATTTCTGAAGGAAACGATCCGACCATACTTTTTGATATACTTCTGGATCAACAATCTGAAATGCTTCAACCAGAATGTATGTACCGACAGGTGCTCTGTTCCAATCCATATCGATATAAAGTCTGTTTGATCTGCGATTATAACGGATAGGCTGTTGGCCAACAAGAAGCTGTTCGAGCATCTGAATATGTTGCATAGCCATGTAATATGGTACCATCGTAGTTGCAGTTAGATCATAAAGATCGTTCAGAGCAATCTGATAGCGAATATTAAATAGATTGTTGGTTGAGAGAGAAGAACCGATTGGGAAAATATTAACAGCGCCAATAATATTGTCAGGCAATGTAATATATTTGTTGGTGACTGCAGTCTGATCAATCAGAGCTTTATAATACATCTTTTCGCTACCATCAAAGTGATAGTCCCAGTAGTATTGCAAAGCATCGTCAATACGCTCTTGTATCTGATCTTCATCAACGTTGATCTGAGTTACAGGCGCACCAACTCTACGCAAGCAATATTCTTTGAATTCCGTTCTTGTTGTTGGTAATGCCACTGATAGCCTCCGAAGTTTCTTTCTATTTATATTTTAAAATATGAAGAGTTATCCAATACGCCAATTAATTTATAGTTCAAAACATTCCCATTATACCATTATAGCCTGACTGGATCAGTGTATATGTGATTATAATTGCTCCTTGGCCGCCTGTACTACCAAGACCTGCTGGATTGACTGCTGCTGTACCACCATTCGATGCGGAACCACCGCCACCACCGCCACCATATGCACCGCCATTGCCGCCATTCTTACCAGGAGATGATGCACCAGGTCCACCGCCGCCGCCTCCACCGCCACCCGAACCAGCTGTTCCGCCAGCTGTTAGAGTAAATTCAGTACCAGCAGCACCATTACCGCCTTGCCCGCCTACAACGCCGGTGCTGCCCGCACCACCGCCACCACCACCGCCGCCACCGGCGCCACCAGAAGAACCGTTGCCGCCTGTACCACCTGGGTTTCCTGTTCCGCCAGTTCCTCCTCCGGTGCCGGTAAATCCGCCGCCCCCTGCGCCGCCCACATAGGTACCAGCACCTAGACCATTATTACCTACGTTACCAGTACCGGCACCACCGCCACCAGCGCCACCACCAACTGTTGCCGCAGCGCCGCCTGTTTTACCATTACCCTTGGAAGAACCAGCAGAACCGCCACCACCACCAGCTCCTCTTGCTGAGGCATATCCAGAGCCACCAGCACCACCTGCATATACTGTTGTTCCTACTGCGCCGGTCGTACTCGTGTTACCAGATAGAGCGAGAGCACCGTTTGCTGCAACAGTCGGTGTAGCATTCGAACCAACGTTAAGCCACGTATTCGCTGTTCCTCCAGCAGAATCAATTTTATACCAGATTTGTGAACTTGATGTTATAGAGACATTCGACTGAGACCAGCCACCACCATTACCGCCCTTGCCGCCTGGACCAGCAGCACCATAAATAGCATTCGCGCCGTTAGCACCAGCGCCGATCACAGTGACCTGTATTGATTTAGTTAAATCACAGTCTGCTGGTATGGCCCATGTGTTTGCTGTGCCGGTAGGTGTTGATAAGAGAATAGTTCTGGTGCGTGTCGTTGTGTATTCAACAAAGATAACACCTTGCCCACTAGGAAACGTTCCTGAGAAAGCCCCGCCAGACCCACCGCCACCAGCGCCGTAACCACTTGTCTGGCCACCATATCCTGTACTTGATCCGCCGCCTCCGCCACCGCCATAATTTACGACACCATTAATAACACCTCCGATTCCACCAACTCCACCTTGTGTTGTGTAGTCATAGGTGCCGCCCCCGCCGCCGCCTGCACCTGCAAACCCAGCGCCACCATCGCTGTCCGGCGCGGCAGAGCCTGCACCACCTCCAGCATTTTTATATCCAGATCCGCCTGTGCCATTTAGAAGTGCGGCAGCATTTGACCCATTACCGGTTATTCCGCCGCCACCACCGCCATAACCATTACTGCCATTTCCGCCTTTGCCGCCATTACCAAAATAAGATCCGGCAGAACCTCCTCCACCACCTCCACCAAAAGTCGAACCATCACTATAGGATCCCGTGCCGCCATTGCCGCCAGAATATACGGTTTGCCCAATACAACTAGCCGCAGAGCCACCAATACCTGCAACAGTATTACTGCTACCGGCACCACTTCCGCCTACTGCCAATACACCTTGTGTGACTGTTGCGGGCGCACCGGAAACAAAACTAAACCAAGTATTGCTTCCGCTATTTCCTGATCCAGCAGCACTAGTGCCTCCTGCAACACCAATTCGTGCTGGTGCTACACTGATATTTGCAGATGTTGCACCAGCAGGTACAGATAATACAGACTGTGCCCATGCGGCTCCTCCACCACCAGATGCGCCAGTAACCGTAGAGTTTGCGGCAGAACCAGAACCGCCAGCACCAATACAGGTAACTGTAATTGGTTGGGCTGAATCCATGTTTGCAGGAAACGTCCAAGTAGTTCCTGATGTAATAGTTGCTACTGCTACTGCCATTACTGGTTACTCACTCCGACAACATCCCAATAAAAGTCTAGAGCATTGTAGACACAAGCAACATATGTGACTTTACCTGCAATTGTGGTAGAAGGCAATGCAACGTTAGATGTTGCCATAGGTCTAAAGCCAGCCGTAGTGGACGAGTTAGAACCCGCAGATACATTCCATGTGAGCGAGTTTGCTGTTCCGGAGTCTTTTAGTCTCAACATTAGTTTCTGAGCATCAGCATAAGCCGCACCACTAGGTTGGTTTATAGTTGGGGTGGCGTTAATATTGTAAATATTGTTGTGATTTGTGTTGCTTGCTACTGGTGTTATTGTTGCGTTCGAAGCAGCATTAATAGTAACAACACCCGACTGAAGCACGCCATTGATTACTACGTTTGCACTAAACGTCTGTGTGTTAGACCAAACGTACTGGTTCGCTGTGTTGACACCGCCACCAGATACAGTTGACCAGTATACGTTACCTGTACCGTTAGATGTAAGCACCTGTCCAACAGTCCCCTGCAATCCAAGCGAATCATATATTTTAGAACCAGTATTAAGAAACAATGCTCCAGTACTATTGAATGTCATATTAGAGCTGAGCGTATAAACACCAGAAATTGTAAAATTACCGGAAGTATTTACAGTATTAGCTGGTGCCTGCGCCCAAGGAAGAGTTCCAGTTGTTATATTAGTTGCATTGGTATAATAAGAAGCTGGTTGAGAATTAAAATTGGTGGAGTTATTCGAAGTCAGAGTTGCTACGTTAGCGGAAAGTCCAGCAGTTGTCTGATAAATACCAGCAGCATTTGACGCAGCATTGGCGATTGCGTTAGCAAAGGCTGTAGCAGCATTACCAGTGATTTGAGACTGAACAGTAGTTAAGGATAATCCACCGAAGTTAGTTGAGTTATTCGAAGTTAAAGTTGCTACGTTGGCTGACAATCCTGATGTCGTTTGATAAATACCAGCAGCGTTTGAAGCTGCGTTAGCAATTGCGTTAGCAAAGGCTGTAGCAGCGTTACCAGTGATCTGGCTTTGCACAGTAGTTAAAGATAGACCACCAAAATTGGTCGAGTTATTTGATGTCAGAGTTGCTACGTTTGCAGAAAGACCAGCAGTTGTTTGGTAGAGAGCAGAAGCATTAGCGACAGCATTGGAATATGCAGTAGCAGCGTTACCAGTGATTTGAGACTGAATGGTCGCAAGGGAAACGCTGCTTAAAGTAGTAGCATTTGCTGCGGTTCCACTATAAAAAGTAGCGTTAAGAGTTGCTCCACCAGTCAGGTTGATAGTATTTGCATACACACCCTGCCAGAACAAAGTCGAGCCACCAAGGTCAAATGTGAGGGTTGAAGTAGGAGCAAATCCTCTGTTGACGTTCCAAGTATTAGCACTACCACTGTATGTTAGAGTTGCGCCTGGAATATCGACAGTAAGACCAGCACCATCAGAAGCAGCGTTAGAAGCTGCGCCCTTAGCGACAGTAATATTCAGATCTTTAACATCAAGATTAGTTACGTTAGCGTATACAGTTGTTCCTGTGATATTCAGGTTACCAGTAATAACAACATCTCCAGAGATTGTGCCGCCAGTTTTTAGGTAGTATGTCGCTTGCGCATTTGAGTATGCATTCGCAATTGCGTTAGCAAAAGCAGTAGAAGCATTACCAGTAATCTGACCTTGAACAGTAGCTAGCGTCTGGCCAGCAAACAAAGTAGCGTTAGCTGAAGTTAGAGTTGCTACGTTAGCCGATAGACCAGCAGTTGTTTGGTAGAGAGCAGAAGCATTAGCGACAGCATTAGAGTAGGCAGTAGCAGCATTACCAGTAATTTGACTTTGAATAGTGGCTAAGGATAATCCACCAAAATTGGTCGAGTTATTGGAAGTCAGAGTTGCAACGTTGGCTAACAATCCAGCAGTTGTTTGGTAAATACCAGCAGCATTTGACGCAGCATTGGCAATCGCATTTGCGAAAGCTGTAACAGCATTACCAGTAATTTGAGACTGAACAGTAGTTAAAGATAATCCACCAAAGTTGGTTGCATTATTTGCTGTTCCGTTAATCGTTTGAGTAAACGATATCGTATTTGAAAAAGATATGGTGTTGGTAAATGTATATTGAGCGTCTGTATTTACGCTCCCGCTTCCTCCAGAAACACTAGACCAGTATGGTGCACCAGATGCGCCATTTGATGTCAATACCTGCCGTGATGTGCCAGTACTTCCATTTGCGTTTAAAGGAATGCCTGACAGAGTTACCTGAATTGCATTAGCAACAAAAGATGTACCAACCGCAAGTGATGCAGCATTGACTGTGCTTACATTTAAATTTGCTGGTATTGGAGTAAACAGATTTGCCATTATGCATCAACCCATGCAGTAAATTGTTGACCTGTCACCGCGCCATAGATATAGTATGTCGTACCGAGAGCATCGCCATTAAACGACAAAAACCCGCCATTGGCAGGTATACGAACCGAACCCTGAGTGTTAGGTGATGCTAGTCCCCATGGAGACCACCAAAGATCGTTTGATGCGTCTGGATTCGATATGACAAACTTGGTTCTGTTACCATTTGCTTGCGCAAGTACCTGCGACTGCCCGCCAGTTCCTATGGTGCCAGATAAGTTAATCGGAGCTTGTAAAGTAAGTGCCATGTCAGTTCCCTTATAGTGTTGGGGTGAGCGTTATTGCCCACCCCAGAACAATATAACTTAGAGAGGAACTTCTTCCCAGCCGATAGAACCGAAGAAGCCTGAAGCACCTGAAGCAACAGTTGACATGATGCCAGCATAACCACCAGGAGGTAGAATTACCGAACCTTCAAGATCAACGACTGTTGGAGCGTTGGTTGAAAGTGTGGTGAATACAGTACCAAGAAGGTGAGTGAAGTTAGGTGCAGTTGGAACGGTGACAACCGAAGAAGACAGACCATAACCAGCAGCACCAACACCGACATATGCGTTACGAACGGTAAGTGCAGTTGTCTGAGTGACGGCAGTAGCAGAGTTATAGCCGACACCAAGCATAACTGGCATGACAGCAGCTGGAGCGACGGTTACAGAGAAACCAACCTTATTGATGACAAGATTGACTGGTGAGTTAACTGGATTTGAGAGGAAAATCCCAGTCAAGCCTGTAACTGTAGTACCAGATGTAACAGCAACCGTGGTTACTGCAGTTGGATTGGCTGCGAGGAAACCAGCACGACGATATGTGGTTTCATAGTAACGACCATGTAGTTCTGACATGATCTGGTCGCCCATGTTACCAAAGCGAGCAATGGTCTGTTGACCTGCTGGAAGTGAAGATACGGTAGCAAGAGCGCCTACCTGTCCCTGAATAATCATTTAGTATTCTCCTTAGTTAGTGGTTATTGTATTTATATTT